AAAAGATGGATCGTCGGGATTGATACAACATCCTTCTGTTACAATAGCATTTGTAGTATTATCTGTTAAATGAAAATTGTAATCTTCTCTAAATATCCCTTCTACTTTTGCTTTCCAAGCTGCTTTATATGCATACTCGATTGCTATTCCAATTCCTTTTTTAATAAAAAATTCATTACCAGCTAAAAATTTATCTTCGGAATATAAAGATTCTACATTATCAAAAAATTCAAAATCCATAGAAAGATCAATATCGCCTAAAATTTGATAGTGGTGAATAAAATCTTGCATGTATTGTTTGATAATATAATTTTTAGAATAATAATCAAATACATTCCAAAAATCAGACAAAAATGTTTTATTTATTTGATCTTGGATTCCTTTTATTTTATTCTTTTTAGGATCATTAAAAATAGGATCATAATAATTACTATGTTTATAAAAAATATCACTCATGTTTATTGAAACAGGAGAAAGATTAACTAAAGAATCCACAAACCCATCAATAAGTTCTTTATTTTCTGAATAAATAATAGGAGGAGTTAATTTAGAGACCAATTCTTTAAATATTGGATCTTTTTGATAAAGATTTTCTTGTATTATTTGAATAGCAACTTCTTTTTCTAAAGAAGTTAAATATTGAGTTTGGTCTTCAAAATTTTTTAAATTAGACATTATAGCCCTTCAATAAACTTTACACTTTTCAATCTTGGAATGGTGTATTTTGTAAATGGAATATTTTTACCGTTGACAATACTTGTCCAAGAAGTTGAATCAATTCCCGGATAAACAAGTTTTAGATATCCATATTTACTATCTGTGAAAAAATCATCTTCGATAATATTAGCAGCTAATGGATGTACGGTTAAATCTATGTAATCATAGATATTAGGATTAGGTTCACTTATTACAGTACCATCAGAACTGAAAAATAATTGAATTTCAATATCTAATTGATGAGCATTTCTAATAAAATAATAACCTACAATTGGTCCACTATTATCTGTTCCATGATGAATTGGACAACCTATCACATCTGAATTTATGTTAGGAGTTCCTGTTCCATCACCTGTCCAAAAAGCATCAAAATCTACAAATAAATCATATCCATTCCCAGAAATTTGTGGAAGATAAGTTGTTATTAGATTCCCTGTAGAAACATCATAGATTCTTTCAAAAGGAAATGCTAAAGGAATAAAAATAATTTTTTGATTTTGATCAAATTCTCTTGATTTATAATCATACATCACTCTATGGAGCACCAATGAAGTTTCAAAATCTATATTAAAACCATCTACAGAAGAAATGTATTCTTCAATTGCTGTGACAATATTTGTCAAGAAAAATTGTTCTTCAAATTTTTCTAAATTGTATAAGAAAAAGTTATTCATAACTTCAAAAACATTTTTTCTAATGGTGTGTTGTTGAGCTGAAATATTAGATTGAATTAAATTAACCCTAAAATCAAAATCACAATAAACTGGTTGTCTATAATAAGATTTAATAGAAATAATTTGATGTGGTTTAAGATATTCAAATATTCTTGGAGGAAAAATTGAACTTGTTTTTTCCGTAATATTAGGCAAAAGAATATCTAATTTTTCATCTAAATACCAATTTAATAATTGTTTTGATTCTGGTAATACATAGGTTCTACCATGATTAACAAAAACTTTCGATCCAGAACCATCATCTTCTAAAACCATAATATCACCCAAATAAACTAATTCCCCATCTAGATCTCCTCCAAAAACATCTAACGAACCATCTCCATTAGTATCGATAAATGAAATTTCCCAAGAATCTCCAATATTGAAATTACTTTTATCAGGATAAGGAGTTGGAGGAGTTCCATTATCATCATCAGATCCCATATCCCAAATTCCTTGATGCACTCCTCCATAAGGATGGCGAGGAACTAATTGAAGATGAAAAAATTCATTATTTGGATTGTATTCATTATCATTTGTAGGATCTCCATCGTTTTCTCTATCATAAACAGACATAAATTCTCTAACGGTTCTTTCTGGAGTCATTGCTAAATATGCTATTCCAATATCTCTTGCTGTTTCATCTTCCGATCCCCAGCATGTTGCATATTTTACCTTTTCATGGCGTTGAGTCATAGAAACATAATCTCTTGCTGTTACTAAACGATTTGCTGAACTATTATATAATGGTGCATTTTCTTTAATAGAAAGAGATTTTTCAGCATCTTGACCTTCTTGATATTCTTTAAAAGTGTTAATAACAAACTTTTCATCAAGTTCATTATCGGCAAATTTAAAACTTTCTCCTGCTGTACCATCTTTTCCAGAAGACTGAAGAACATTAATTTCTATTAAAGTATTGAGACGAATTCCTGGACCAATATTTCCAACTTCAAAATAAATTTCTGGCATATCTAAAAAGATATTTTGAATTCTTACATATTTTTTATCATTAACAGAAAAATTTGGATCTATCAGAAAACTTTCAGATTTTTCCCATTTTTCTCTAAAATGATCAACATTATTTTCATCTATATAAGTTAAAAATACTTCTAAACCATTTTCTTCTACATCACTAAATGGCACAAGATAATTTTTCTTTACTGTTACTTCGCCTTCATCATCAATAACATTAAAAGCTCGTTGTCTTAATAGTTCATTATCTTCGAATCTTGTTAACTGACCTTCTTTAATTGGAATATAAATTATGGCTGATTCATCTAAATCATCTATCAATTTATTTGAAGTAGAAACACTTCTAATTTCTCCTAAATACCAATAAGAATGGCTTTCTGAAGTAAACTCTGTATATTTTGGAATTTGATATGTAAATGTTTCTTCATATCCGGAATCTCCGGGATTCATACCAAAATTTGGATTCTTTTTAGCAATAATTTTTAAAACATAAATGTAAGATATTTTTTGTTTTGGTTCATATCCTAATTGTCTAGCACCCCATAAAATATTCATTCTTTTAGTGGCTAAAGGAAGTAAAACTTCTTGGAGATTCATGGCGGTGTTGGTGTTCAAAACATGAATTAAATAAGTCATAACATCGGCTAATTGGCTAACGTTAGATCCCGGATAAAGGATATCTACTAATCCTTTATCTAGAAGAATTTTTTTAATTTCTGTTTCTAATTCTTTTTGTGAATAGGGAATGGTTTCGATAATATTCCCAGCATATGATTGATCAGCCATTATGTATTTTCCCTTAATGAAATATTAGTCATTGTATTGTAATTCAATGAAAATCTATAATTTCTTACTTTGTTAACATCTCCTATTTTTAATGTGTAAATAATAAAAATAGAAATAGAATTATATTCCGGTTCATATTCTATCCTAACGTCGACCACATTAACTCTCGGTTCAAATTTATCTATCGTATTTATAAAGGCAGCTTTGATAGCCTTTTCTTCAAAAAAAGAAATATTATCAAATAAATAAATATTTAAAGCATTTCCTAACCATGGTTTTCCAGGAACTTGACCAAGAGAAATTGAAAAAAGATTTCTTAAAGAATTTTTAACCGCTTCTTCATCAATACTATCGCTGTAACCTGTTAAAATTCCTCTTACACTTATTTTTGGAAAAATATCTCTAAAATTAACATTTTCATAATGATATTCATCTATTTTTACACTATTTAAATATCCGGGAGCTCTTGCTATTGCTGTTCTTGTCATACTGGATGTCCTTGCCAAGTAAATTCTGTTGTATCGTTTTCTGGATCTGGATCATTTGGAGTATTTGTGTCAACTTGTGAATCTCCATCACTATCGGATCCTTGAGAATGAGTATGGGCATTGTAAGCTTGTCTTAAAGAATCTAAAGTACCTTTAGAATCTTGAATTTCTCCATCTGCTGTTACATTATTTCTTCCAGAAATTATTCCTGTAACTTCCATATTTCCTACTATTTTTAAATCTCCTTCAATAATAATATTTCCATCAGCATCTATTGCATAAATTCCAGGAGTTTCTAGCCAAACATTACCAGTTGCACTTGCTTGAATTGAAACATCTCCTTTAGTATTTATGTCAATTCTTGTTCCAGTGGCATGTTGAATTCTGATTCTTGGATTATCTTTAGAACCATCAATTTCTATAATATTTCCATTATGATCTTCATAAACAAAATTATGAGGATAATCCACATTATCAGCTGTGTTTTCTGGCTCTGTGAAAGAATCTACCGTTATAGGAACATATTGTGTTTTTGTATGATCTCCATCTGGTCGTTCTAAAGGATTGGAGGGTTCATTAGGAATAACTGGAAAAGGATAATTTTCATCTTCGCCTCTAAATCCTATTTGTTCTCCTGTATCATCTACTTCTGGTGCTTCGGGAATCTTTCCTTTAATTGATCCTATCATTAAAAATTCTGTAAATGATTCATTCAAAGCAATACAATAACCCCAAGTTCCTACAGGAATATTGATATTTCCTCCAATAATATTCGACATTCCAGGAGATTGAAGAACATCTGACCATGGAAGTTCATCGGATGGAATATTTTTTTTATACGGACTATGAATTCCCATAACCCTTAATCTAACTCTTCCTAGAAATAAAGGATCTTTATTATCTTCTACAACACATCTAAAAATATTATTTCCAAACATTCATTGATCCTTTATTATAATCAGGAGTTTCTAATTTTAATATTTGAAAATAGGCTCCAGAAATTATTCTGTCGATTGTTTCAGTAACAATGTATTTTCCTGAAAAAACTTCATCAAAAGGAGCAGCGTCCATGTATTTTGCTCTTGGAAAATTTATTGTAACTATTTTAAACATTCTATCTACATTCAAACCTTGAACAGCTATTTCAAAAGATTGATTAGATCTCAAAACATCTCTTAATTCTTCATCTTTTCCAAATAATTTAACAGAATTTAAAACATCAATTTCTTTAAAACCAACAGAAAAGAACATATCTTCAAATTTTTGATCTCTCATACCGATGTATTGATTGACTGCTTCGGTGTTCATTAAATTTTCTATATCTATTATTTCTGGATTGTATTGAAGATTTTCAATATCGAATTTATTTCTTTTTATTGAAGGGATTTTGGTTAATTCTCCTAAATTTGAAGTATTTCCTCTAAATTCTAGAATAGAAAAATAAGATTTATTTACGTCTGAAGAAAATATGTATTCATTTTTCTCTTCTTCTAAATATTTTGGAGCTAATAAAGATCTAGGAATTAAACGCAAACCAAGTTTGGAAAAATAAAAATAAACATCTTCATATTTTAGATGTTTTTCCATAAATTCCCAAAGTGAAATATTTTTTGGAAAAACAAAATAATCATATCTTTTTGGTTTAGCCAATTCTTCTTTTTCTAAATTTATTAATCCAGGAATTTTTCTTTCTAAAAAAATTTCTCCTAACATTTCTAAAATTGTTTTATTTACAAATGTTTTAGAAATGTAAATATTTTTCAATAGATAAATACTTAAATGTTCAAAAAATAATTTTTGTTTTATCATTCCATCTTTAAATCTTGTGGTTTCTACTTTAGTGATCATAAAGGCACCATTATACATAAAATCTGTTACATCTGAATAAGAAATTTCTAAAAGGGAATATGTAAGAGGAGCCAATTCACTTATTCCTGAATTATCAAAAAATGTTAAAGTTCCTTCGCATCTTTTACCAAAATTTATTTGTAAATCTGGCATATTTTGAAGAGGTATTTCAACTCCATTAATTCTGGCAGAATAATCATGGATTTTGGCAGCTTCATTAAGATTGCCAATGTAATTTTCTTTATGATTCATATAATATTTTTACCCCAAGATTCTTCGCTATTTTGATGTTTGTAATCATGAATAATAGCTATAACATCAGCCAAAAATTCTGGTTTTGGAATTCTTAATCTTCGTTTTAAAGAATTGCTTTCATCTAATCTTTCATAAATTTCATTTCTTAAATTTAAAAAATCTTTCATTTGTTCGGGATTTTCGGTAATATTCATTTCTATTTTTAAATTACGAACAATGGCTTCTATTTGATCCATTAAAATATCTTGGCTATATGGAAAACTCCATAAAAAGTTTTCATTATTGCATAATAAAATAATATCAGAATAATCTTCTGATCCATATAATTGATATGCAATATTTTCTAATTTATCATCTTCGACAACATCAATAAATTCAAAATAATGAGGATAATTATTTAATTCATTTAATAAAAACCCAAAATAAATGGAAGTATAATCTCTAAATTTAAAATTTTTTAAGGTTCTATTTTTATAATCTAAAGTAGAATTTTTCATGTTACAGTTCCCGGTTGTTCATTTTGATTGATTTGTTCTGATTGTTTATTTTCATAAGTAGATTTTTCTTCTTCTTTTAACCAATCTTGATAAACTTTTGGTCTGCGTTCTACAAAACTAATTGTTAAATTTATTGTTTTTGGAGTTCCATCATAAAACATTTCCATGTAGCCCGATTCAGAATAATTTACAGAAATGCTATTTATCACCATTTCATTTAAACGCAAAGAAGTTTCCATTCTAGGATTTTCAAAAATAATTTCACAAAAATATGGTGCTATTAAAAATGCATTAGTTTTAGATGGATGAGGAGAAGAATAAGCTTTAAATTTTCTTATGATATTCCATAAAGTTTCTGCTTCTTTTTTTGAATTTGGTAATAAAACCCAAGAAAAATCAATAGATCTAGGTTTAGATCCTTTATAAATTTGGATATAATCTGGATTGGTTGTAACATTCCTTGTGCCAGATATGGTACTCACACCTTGAATAACTTTTGAAACAACATCTAAACTGTTTATTCCTTTATCTAAATAATGAGCAACAATACCAGATTCTTCATTCCATTCATGATTCAAAGTTTCTTGAAGATTATTTGGAATAGGTAAAGCAATCGAAGCTTTCCATGTTTCACTTTGTTTTTTAATATTTCCAGAATCTAATTTTTTAGTCGTTTTTCTTTCTTGCATTGTTTTTTTAAGATCAGTTAAAACACTATCTGCTGTTGCTACGACAGTATCGATGCTATCCGTCAATTTATCTGGAACTTCTGTTACATTTCCTTCAAAAATACTTACGACTTTAAAAGTGGCTGTTTCTAAACCTTCTACAAGACCTTTTATCATATCTGGAGCATAAAAATTAAACCATGTATTTCTATTAGGTTCTAAATTTTCTGGAAAATAAACAACGTTATCTACTTGATTAGCCATTTTATGCCTTTTTAAAATTGATGTTTTGTTCCTAATAAACCTTCTGTAATAATTGGTTTTTTAAGATTTTCAACTCTTTTGTATAAATTTGCTGTTAATTCAGCTAATAAAGCTGTTTGAGCATCTGTATCCATAGGTTTTTTAGGTTCTTTCTCATTTTGAGAAACAATTGTTTTATTTTCTTTTACAACTGTTGTGTCTGTTTTATTTATATTAGAAACTTGAGTTTTATTGTTAACATCCATTTGATTTAAAACATTTTTATTTGTTTCATTATTAACAGCAGAATATTGTTGTTTGGTATATTTATTTCCACTGTAGGCAATATTAAATTCTGTAATTTTATCAGAAAGTTTTACAGTTTCTCTGGTTTCTCCTAAACCATGAATATAAGAATTATTTATCTCTTCAACACGTTGGCTAATTTTATCATATTCTTCAGGAGTTAAATCTGGATCTTTAATTTTTTTAATATACACATCCATTTCTTCGAGAACATTTTCAATTTTTTGATGTTCGTTTACAGTTTTTTGATTATTAACACTTACTTCATTTATTGTATAAGATGTATTGTCGAAATAATCAGATTCATTTGGATAAGGATTTTCTTTTTCATAAATACTTCGAATTTCTGGTTTTGTTAAAGGTTTTTCTCCCGGTTTTGTTTTGCTTTGCATTTTATAATATTCTTTTTCTACAAATTTTTCTCTTTCATTTTCATAAATTGTTTTAGCATCTTCATAAGTTTTAGCATATTTTGGACTCCATTTAGGTTCTCCATTAATTTCAGTCTCTTTCTTATTTTCTTTAATGCTTAATTGTAGTTTTTCATATTTTTCTATTTCTTCTGTTTTAAAATAACCTGCAAGAGTATCGAAACCTTTTTCTTTTAAATAACTATAGATTTGATAAAAAATCCATTCTTTAAATCCTCCTAGAACCTTTATTTCGCTCCAATATCCCATCATATTTTCTATGAAATCCGAAAATGGTTCTCCTACTTTTATCAATACTTCACGAGTACTTTCCCACCATTCTAATAAAGTTTGCCATACATCAAAAGATGTTTCTTTTACAGTTTCCCACCATTTTCCCCAAAGCTGTCCCATCAGCCAATCGAAAAGATCCCAAATTCCTTTTAATACTGTTTTGCCTGCTTTAATCAATCCATCCCAAAATTCTGGCGATGTAATAAATGGATAAAAATAATCCCAAAACATTCTATAAAAAATATTTTCAGAAGTAAAAAAATCTTTAATATTTTCCCATGTTAAATATTTTGAAAGAATATCCCATAGAGCGGGAATCCATTTTGTAAATATTTTTTCCAACCAACAACACCATATTCATGTTTAGAAGCTATTTGCCACCATTTGTAAAGAGCTATTAAACCTCCAATAATAGCCATTGTTAAAAGATTTTTATCTTTTTTTATTTTTTCACCAACTGTTTTTGCTTTTCCTGTTATTTCTTTAAAAATAGGAAAACGTTCCTTTTCTTCCTTTTTTTCTATTTGTACAATTTTTTTAGGTTCTTCTTCGATATTTTCATTTAATTCATCAAGTTTATTTAAAAGTTTTTTTTGGAATTTCTTTTCTTCTAATTCTTTTTGATAACGTTCTTTCTTTTGATAAGAAGATTCTTCTTCAGGAATTTCTTGATTTTCCTGTTGGTCAAGTTTTCTTAAATCTTCTATAAAATCATCTAATAATTTATTTGAATCTTCCATAATTTAACCTTATCAGTTTTCGTTCTTTTTATCTTGGCGTTCCTGAATCAAACCCATAAATATTTCTCTTTCAAAAGGATACATATCATCGACATCTTTTTTACACATATTTGTATATTGGGTAATATCCAGATATTGTTCATAAATATTTTTAATTGTAAATTTTGATAAAATTTGTTTATAATCTAAAATTATTTTCATTTCTGTTTGACATTTTTTACAAAATAAAGAAACTTCTAAATCAAAAATAAATTTACTATTTTTTATTATTTTTTCTTCTAATTCATCCATTTCCGATAACGATAAATCATCAATATTAGGAATATCTTCAAAAAAATCTAAATCAGTGAAAGAATCTAGCAAAACATAAGGAGCATCTTCAAAATGTTCTTTATTTTCATTAAAAAATAATTGTTCAATGTCTATTATATAAAAATCAAAATGATCACATTCAGGACATTGTTTCCTTATTTCTATTGTTTCTCCAACTGATTTTTTTCTTGCTTGAAAAATAAGAGCTAAAGCTTCATAATGTGTTCTTGGTTTAGTTCCTAAAATTTTTGCTATTTTTTTAGGAGTAACTTTTGGATCAAGAGTAAAAATTACAGCGTTTTTTTCTTGAGAAGAAGTATAAAAATCAACATTTTCTAAAAAATTTTTATATTTCTCATAATATTTCAAATTCTCAATTCCTTTGGAAATAACGCATCAAATAAACCAGGAAGTTTTTTAAATTCAAAATCATTTTCAGTTTTGCAGTTATTGCAAACCACAGTTTTATGAATTCGAAGTTTACTTTTTACATCATCATAATAATTTTCCAATTCTTCCGATTCAGAAATTGTAAGATTATCATAAAATTCCATAGTTTCTTTAAAACTATTAATTTTTTGACCATCAACTGATTCAAGATGTAATAACATATCTAAAGTTCCAACAAATTCATCAGGATATTGTTTTATTATTCTTTCAAGAGAATTTCTATCTTTAAGATCTCTCCAAGTATATTTTCCAGTTGGTTTATTAAAATTTGCTTTTTTAAATTCAGCAAAATCTAATGCTTTTCCTGTTATTTCTATTTCAGCTCCACATTTTTTACAAGTTTCTTTAATAGTAATTTTTTCTGTAATACTGATATCTCTTAAATTTAAAACTAAATATTGAATTTCATCATCAGAAAAAAATTTATCTTTTTCTTCTATATAAGGATAAAATAAAATATCTAATAAATCTTTTTCATTAAATTTATCTTGTTTTATTTTAATTGTTTTTAATAATTCTTTTTTTGTAGAAGCTTTCCATGGATGGATGTTTACAAATTTTGAACCTAAATCTATTTGCATTTTTAATCTCCTCTTTTAAACTACTAGATTTTCTAAATTAGATGAATATTCTGGATCTTTACCGAAATCTTTTATTTCTTCTGTTATCAATGTAGAAGCAGAAAATTGTATTGTTATTTCAGAAATATTTGTATTTGTATTATCAAAAGTAGATCCTGAAACTTGAGTAATAATACAATCATCGCTTTTAAATATCAAACCATTATTTACTTTTATTTCTACGGAAGTTTTAATTTCATCATGAAACAATTCCTGTTGGGCAATCCAAATTGATGTAAAATATTTTCTTAAATAACCCCCATCGAAATCTCTTAATCGAATAGAAAATCTGAAAGTTTCATATAGACGTACATTAACTCTTCTTTGACCACCAATAATATTTTCTAATTCTCCTGCTGAAAATGGAGGAATTTCTACAGAAATGATCGCTTTTTTTATTTCATTTTCTGTAATGGTTTTTCCTACATTTGGAACAAATGAATTTACAATAATAACTTCAAAATCATCTGTATAATCCCAATTTGTCGATAAAATATTTTGTACAATATCATTTCCAGAAACATTAGAAATAATATTATCTTCATTATAAGGATTTAAAGATGAATCAAGTGAAGATATCATTCCCATTTTTATTCCTATTTTTATTTTATTTATAAATAATGTAAAAAAGGAGTTTAAATGGAAGATTATGGTTACAGCAATTATATTAATTCCATAGCTCAAGAATTTGGAGGAGATTTTTCTCGTCCAACAAAATTTGCAATGGATTTAACTTTTCCTAGTGGATTTATGGGAGAAGTTTACAAAGCTCAGATGGATGTTCTTTGTAAAAATGCCCAACTACCAAGCGTAAGTAATGGAGCTGTGGAAGTAAGATTTAAAGGTCATAATATTTATGTTCCCGGACGTGTGAATTATGGTCAAGATTTAAGTATTACTTTTTATGTAGACGATAAACATAATGTTAAACAAGGTTTAGAAAGATGGATCAGAATGTTGGATCCTAAAAATATTACTGGAGAAGGTGTAGAAGGTGTACCCAATTCTAAAGTTGGTTTTTTAAAATTAACAGCTTTAAACTTTGATGAAAATCAACAAGCAAAAATTTATTCTTTTTATGATGTTTTTCCAACTTCTATTACATCTCCAAATTTTGGATCTGATAGTCCATCTGCCGTTAATGAAATTACAGTAAATTTTTTCTATTCTTATTATTTAGTAGCAGATTCAGATTTAAATCTTGTTGGAAAAGTTAATGAATTTATGAATGGAATAGTAAATGATATTACTGGAGGAATAGGAGAATTTTTTGGAATAGATGGAAGAGTTATTAGAAGAGGATTGCCTGCAATAGTCGATCTTTTTAGAAAAGGAAATAGATGGTAAATGAACTCATAGATGTTATGAAATCTGGTGCAAAAACCAATAAATATCGTGTCACAATTCCAATAGTAGAATCAGATTTTTCTAAAGAATTTGATTTAACTGTGCAAAGTGCCAGTTTTCCTTCCAAAACAATTGTTCCAGTAGAAGTTTTCATAAAAGGAAGGAAAGTTCAAATGCGTGGAGAAACATCGCTAGAAAATACATGGGATGTAACTTTTCTAAACACAGATAATCTAGAAGCAAGAAAAATTATTTTAGATTGGATGAATCAAATTCATAGAAATAAATGGGACATTAATCAACAAAATTGGCTAACAGATACTCTAGATTCTATTAAAAATGTCTGGGATAGAGTAGAAAACATAATTGAAGATCCAATGAATTTTTTTGAAGGCGGTTTTATTCATTATCAAAGAGATTTAATAATCGAACAATTAGATCATGAAGGAGAACCCAGTTTTGTTACTATTCTTGTAGGAGCATTTCCGATAAATGTAAGTAATGTGGAATTAGACGATACAATTTCCGATATCTCTAAAACTACTGTTACTTTTGCATTTAATGATATTTATTATGAAGCCAAAGATATGGATCTCACTTATGATGATATTAGAGATGCCTTTACTCCATTTTAAAAAATATAAATAAAATAAAATATAAAAAGGAACATAATGTCAACTATAACTGAACTAGCTTCTGTTGTTGGAGCAGCTGGTCGTGCAAATAAATACCGTGTAGCTTTTACTTGGCCAGCAGGAATTCAAGGAGTAACACCTCTATATGATGTAGATGTTTTAGCAAAAGCAACTGCTGCACCAACAAGAGAATTAGGACAAATTGAACTTTGGAATCAAGGTCGTAAATTGATAATTCCCGGAGATACTGTTTATGATAATGCATGGAATGTAGATTTTTATTTAACCGAAAATCATCAAATTCGTTATGATCTTATAAAATGGATGGATGCTTGTGATAATTATCAAAAAAATACTCATACAGGAGATCCTTCCCAAATTTTTGCTGATTTAAGAGTTGAACAATTAGATTCAGCGGGGAATGTTACAGCTCAATACACTCTTCATCATGCATTTCCTCAAACTGTTGGAGAAATTGCTTATGGAGCCGATTCAGCAGACACCCCAGCAGAATTTACAGTAACATTTGCTTATAGCGATTGGGTAACTGGTACTGGAGAATTTAGCGAATATCAATCTAAACAACCAACAGAAAATCCTATTGCATAAGAAATATAAATAATTTTAGCAATATGTGAATAGTGTTAGACTCAGAAGAGCTGTAAAAGGTGAAGAGCCTTTTACCGAAGAAAAGGTTCGGACGATACACTTTCACTATTGACTATTCTTAAAAGGAAATAAAGTGGCATATTTAAGTCCGGGAGTTTATATTAAAGAAATCGACAATTCTGCAATTGTTCCTAACGTTTCTAATTCAATGGCTTTCTTTGCGGGAGAATTTTACAAAGGTCCAATAGAACAGCCTTTTATTATTACAAATAAAGGAGAATTAGAAGAATATTTTGGTGAACCAGATGATAATAATTATAATCAATGGTATCAATGTTACAAATTCTTTGATTATTCCAATCAATTAACTATTTCTCGAGTTTATACTGAAGATCAAAAATATGATCTTGGTATTACTGTAAATGTTCCTGATGGCGGTTCCGAAATTAGAGATATCGATTCTGAAATCATTAAATACATTAGTCTTGGCACCAAATTAAATATTGGTTCTTCTACAGAAGAAATTATTGTTACAGATATCTATCAAGATATTGGAGGAAATTATGTTCTTGTTTTTGATCCTATTACCAATGCTTTAAATGGTACTTTGTACGCTTATGTTGGCTACAAAAATGGGTCTATTAATGCTTATCAAGAAGATGGTTCTCATGTAAAAATTCCTCAAGCGCAAATCATAGATCTATATAAAAACGAAGAAGATTTTTATGCTAAAGAAGATTTAATTGTTTTCGATAATGGTGTGAAAATTAAATTCATTGCTAAAGATGCAGGAATTTGGGCAAATGAAATTGAAATTGCTGTGGCTAACCCTGTAGATTTTATGGATTATGTAGATTTAGTTGGAAACCAAACTCCAACTCTAGCTGAAGCATTTCCAGGAATTTCTTTAGGAGGTTTATTCGATTATCCTCCAGTTGATGATGAAATTGCAATTATTGTTCGACGTTTCGATCAAATAGAAACATTTATTGTATCTTTTGATAAAAATGCAACAGATAGCAATAATAAATCAAAATACATAGAAAATGTAATTAATGAAAATTCTAATTTAATTTATGCTGTAGATAATGTAGCTATTACATCAAAAATTGATCTAACTCAACCTACAAATGGTGGAGATGTAGCATTTCAAACTTATGTAACATCTACACTTTATCGTGATTCTCAAGGAAATTTAGTTGGAGAAGGAAATTCGCCAATTATGGAATATTTGAGTATTTGGGGTGGTTTACAAATTCAAGCAACCACTGGCGATATTTACAATGCTTATTTTGAAGTTGAAAATAAAGAACTTTTTGATATTGATGTAGTTATTGGAAATGAAAGAGATGAAGGTGCAGCTGCTCTAACTCTTGCCGATACTCGAGCAGATTGTATTGCATTTATTGGTGCTAGATACAATGATATTGTTGGAAAACGATCAGCCGAAGCAGTTAGAAATGTTGTAAATTATGTAAAAACTGGTGGAGTATTGCGAACAATGTTCGGAGCATTCTTCGGCAATTATTTTAAAATTTATGATAATTACGCTAAAAAATATCGATATATTAATGTAGCGGGAGATATGGCTGGTTTACGTTGCCAAACAAATACTAATAGAGCATCTTGGTGGGCATCGGCTGGTTTACAACGTGGACAAATTAGAAACATAGATAGAATTTCTTATAGTCCGAATCAAGCACAAAGAGATGAACTTTATAAAAATAATATCAACCCAATAGTTAATTTTCCAGGAGAGGGAAATCTCGTGTGGGGTCAGAAAACACTTTTAAATTATGCTTCTTCTTTCGATAGAATTAATGTTCGTGGTCTCTTTAACACATTAGAGAGAGCGATGGCAAAAGCAGCAAAATCTCAAGTGTTTGAATTCAATGATGCTTATACTAGAAATAGCATTCTTGCAATGTTTAATCCCTTCTTATCTTCTGTAAAAGCTGGACGAGGTGTAGAAGATTTCTTGGTGGTTTGTGACGAAACAAATAACACTCCAGATGTTATTTCTCGAAACGAACTTCATGTGGATATCTATATTAAACCAATGTATGCGGCAGAATTTATTCAGCTTACATTTACAAATATTGGTACACGCTCTTTTGCAACTGTAGTTGGAGCTTAAATTTAAAGAATCCTCTTCGGAGGATTCTGATAAATTTAAGAAAGGTTTAATATGACTTTTGTAGAATTAACTAAAGAAAAATTAGAAATTTTAAAAGAATTGACTAATTCTGATCTTCCTAAAGGAGATCGAAGAGTATTAGAAAATAAATTAAAAAAAATTGAAGAAAAAATAAAAGATTTAGAAGAAACAACTACTGCAGCAGATATTGCCCCCACCATGACAAATTTATTAGATAAAGATGAATGTCCCAAAAAAAGAAAAAGAAAACAAAAAATGCTTCGAAGACCAGAATTAAATGTTGAAGAATTAGAAGAATCTATTAGTTTTTCAGATTTTTTTAATATTGATAAAAATATCGAGGAATTTAAAAAGTGATTATTGATTCTGAAATTGAAAATATTCTTTATTTCAATTCCGTAAGAAATTATACCTTATCAATTCTTGATTCTTTAAATAATATTAAACATTGGGTAAAAACAGAAGATGGTAAACACAAAGAAGAAGTAATTCCATTAATTTTTGGTAATTATGAAAAATCCATTGCTCTTGAAGATATAGATAAAGAAACATATTTATCAGGAAATTTTAGTTTTATTCCAAGAATGGTATTAACATTTGAAGGTATGACAAAAGCTGGAGACAGAACAACAAATAAATTTCAAAAAATTATTAAAAAAATTGATGATCCTGAAAATCAAGGCAAAAAGCAATTACAGTTTGCTTTTAATTCTGTTTCTTATGATTTTCAATATAATTTATTAATACAAGCAAGAGGTTTGAATCAAGCTTTTCAAATTGTGGAACAAATTTTACCAAGATTTAGACCCACTTATGCTATTCAAATTCAAGAATATCCTTTATTTGATGAAATGACTTTAACTCAATTACAATGTGAGGATCCGCAATTTGAAATTCTTGAAGAATTTGAAGAAACCGATGTTAATATTGTAAATATTACTATTCCATTAAATCTCAGAGGAAATTTATATATGCCATTACAAGTTCAAGGAGCTATTGAAACTGTTAAAATGTTTAATAAATTATGGGATGAAAAAGATTATCGAGATGCAAAATTGGCTAGTTATTACAAATTAGATGTTGATACTTCAACTGGTTTAGTAGAAAATTGTGAAGATTGGCATTTTGCTCCTCCAAAGGAATCTAAATGAAAAAAGGCGATTTTGTAAAAAACTTCGAAGAAGATTTTAAAAAGTCTAAAGGAGCATTAGCAGAAATAATTGAACATAATAGAATAATAACAAATACATTAATGCAAGATTTAAATGCAGGAGATTTTAAAAGAATAGAAGAATTTGTTATGTTAAATCAAATGGTTCTAGATGGAGTTAAAGCTTCTAATGATTTATATAAACAAGCTTTAGATATTTTAAAAAACATAGATAAAATACCAGAAAAAGAATTAAAAGAAAAATCTTCTAAATTAGAAGAAATAATGAAAACATTGGAGATAGAAGATGCCTAAAAAATTAAAAGATTGTGTAGCAGATCTAAAAGCTCAAGGAAAATCTGAAGATTCTGCTTATGCCATATGTTCAAAAAGTACGGGATGGGTGAAGAAAAAAGGTGGAGGATGGAGAAATAAAAAGACAGGAGATACTTATAATGAAACATTTATGAAAATATTTATTGATGCTTTATTAAAAGAAGGTTATGTGCCTATTATGCGATTAGTAAATGATGCTAAAAAATTTCTTAAAAAGAAGTATCCTGGAAAAGATTTAAAATATCTTAAATTTAATGATTACGATCTTTCAAAAGAAAAAGTAATTCAATATCCTTGTAAATATGAAGGATACAATATTTATGTAGTAAAAAGAGACGATGGAATATTTTTTGATGTTTATTAATTAAATTTTAAGAATATTACCATATAATAAAAATGGAACTAAAGAGAAAGATTACATCGAATAAATTGAAATTGCTCCTTATTTCTTTCTCGATTTTGTCCATTAACTTTTTATTAAACGTACTAAAGATAGAGATTACATCGTGGAGATTCAGAAAAAAACCCCTCTATCGATTCAGTCGTTCTTCTATTTCTTCAATTTTATAATCTATAAATAAATTTAAAGAGGATAAATAATTATTAAAAGGATTATCCTCTCATGTCAAAAGATTTTTACATAACTTTATTAATAATTATAGGAATAATGTTTTTAGCTTTTTTAATAACTGGTTGTGTAGGAAAAGAAAGAACATTAACAGATACTTGTATTTGTGATTGCAAGGATCAAAGATTTGAATGTTATAGAGACTGGAAAAGAGACGATTTAGAAACCAAAATAAATACTTTATCCATTCCAGTTCCAGCAAAATAAGGAAATAAAATGGCTTTTAATCTTAATAAATCGAATAAACCTGATGTTGATTTAATAAAAAGAAATATCCATGAATTAATTAATATTTATGGTGTTAATAGTAATTTCATCTATACAAATAAAATGAATAAAGATTTTGTTTTAAGAGATTTTAGCCATTTTACAGCAGATCAAGAAGCATTTGAAATTTATCTTCTCCCCGAAGATACTGCTAATTGGGCAACAGATTTGCAATGGGATGTTTTTGGTTTAAATAATTTAAGAACCATATCTTTCTTTTTATCAGCAGAAACCTATCAATCAATAGAAAATTTATTTTTCCAATCTGATTCTGATACAATAATTAATAGTCTTTTAATAATGCCAAATGGAGCGATATTAGAAATTTCAGATATTGATTTCGATTTTGAAGGAGGAAATAATTTATTTTTATTTAATGATTCTAAATCTGTATATAGAATAACAACAAGAATGTATCAATCGTCTAAACAAGATGAAATTAATATTAAAGATGATTTAACTACTTCTGAAATTGTAGAAAAATCAATAGATGATGGTTTATTAGATATTGAATTTAATGAAGATGAAATAGCAAAAAAATCTTATCAAGAATTAGAAGAATATTTTGCTAAATTAGAAGATAATAAAGATGAACAAGATACAGAAGGTCAAAAAATTTCTAATTCTGATTCAATATTTGGAAGTTTAGGTTAAATCTCTTTTAAATATTTTATCATTTGTTCAATTTTTTTTGCAGCCCCAGAACCAAAATCATTCCAAGACCATTTATTCCACTCTAATACATCTGATACCCATACCATTGGTTCCCCATTAGCTAAAATAGCATAATTATCCTCGTCAATAGATATTTTTACAGGTGAATAACCATTTTTCGATACTTGATATTTTTTACTATTTGGTTTTTGTAATGAAATAATAAAATCTTTTGGTTTTGATTCTAAAAATAATTTTTGAAACATTAATAAATTCCTTTATTGATAATTTCGGATATATCTACTTCTGTTCCATTTAGTTTTATTTTATTATTTTTTATTTTTCTTTTAAACTTTTTCTTTTTAGGAGCTTTATCATAATATGTTTTACCTTTAGATTTCGATCCTTTTGTCATATATGACACTTCAGCAGTATTTTCATCAATAATATAGATTCTATAGCATTTATCCCAAAAACATATTTTATTGTTTTTAATACTATATTCTTCCATCTCTGTTATAAAAAATTCTTTAAACATATCTTTCCTTTAAATATCAATTCCCCATTCTTTATACTTCTTTATTTGTTTAGCATATTCGTTTTACACCATTATCAGTTTCTCTATAAACATACATAAACTCTGGAGCATAAATTTCATGACCAGTTAATTTTTTTATAGGATACATTATTTTTTCTTTCCAAGAAAATTCAATGATATAGTTTCCTTCTATACATTTAATACCCCACTCTTCTTTTCTGGAACGATATGTTTTTCTACATCTATCGAAATTTGTAATGAAATCTATAAGTAATCGTTGACGATCTTTTTCTGTTTTGGCTTTCATGTATTTTTGAAGAACCGTATCTTTCTTTCTCGCCATCTCTGTTATCTCCTTTTCTTTTATTCTATCTAAAACAGACTTAAACTTCTCTTTAAAATCCATCAATCTTCCTTTTTAGGACAATTGCAATCATGTTTTCCAAAAGTATTAGCAAAATTGGCTCGTTTAGCAATAACTCCGCCTTTGGCTAACCCTGCACAAATACATTTACAATTTACATCTCCAAATCCATTTTGTTTACACCATTTAGTAAAGGCACCTTTTTTTAAATCAGAAAAATCGGGTGCAGCTTCACCTAGAGATTCAAAATATTCTACTTCTTTGGCAATTTCTTCCATAAGTGTTTCTTGAGTTAAAAAATCTTTAAAAGTCATATTATTTCCTTAATTGATATACATA